AAATTGTAGTCGTTTACGAGGGCGTTAAAATCTGCTTTAAGCTCGTTAAATGCGTCTTCTAATTTCGAGTACCTAACGGCGTTATCTGCGTCGCCGCCTATTTCGTACGTGCCGTCGTTTTTTATCCACGTATAAAATACTTCTGCGCCGTCTGCGTCTGTGGCGTACGTCCTAAATTCGCCTGCTGCGGCTTTTCTGCCTGTTTGCACGTAACCAATTACGGCAGACTGCCCGTTAGAAGACGTAGTAGTATACAGGGCTACAGTCTTTTTTACAGGGTTACTATCGAGACCAAACGGCGAAGCTTCGTAATTTTCCTTAACGTCCGACTTACCGAAGCGCAGAAACTTAACGAGCCTTCGCCCCTCTTTTAGCGTCGAAGATATTACTTCTACTACGTTCATTAGCTAAATAGGTTTTTAGGTAATTTATACGTATAGACTTCGGGTAAAACACATTCTAAAGTAGCTAACTGCGCCTTTTCATTTCCGCTTAAAGTAACCGCCTCTACAAAGAAGTTAGTTTTTTCGTATAAGAATAAATTAGGGTCTTTAATACTTATAACTGTATTAGGAAAAATAACCTTATCGTTAACTAACCAACTGTCTAATTTAATTGTTAACTTAATCGCCCTTAATTCGGCGGCTAATTTAGCTTTCGTAGCTAATTCCGTGTCGTTATCTGTCCCGTCCGACTGTACGGCTACAGCAGGTCTAAAAGACTTTATTAGCGGGTTATCTAATTCGGCTTCGCCTGCGTTACCGCCCGTAATATCGGCTTCTTTAATTACAGCTACCGTACTGTGCATTTTTTGCCCGTCTACCTGTAGGGTCTTTTCGAGCGCGCCCGACAAATCGGCTATAGGTTTATTGTTGGCTTTTGCTTCTGTTAGGAAAAGCGCGCCTTTTTTCGTATGCGAAACTATTACAGCCTTCGTCGTAGCTAATTGTACTAAGTAGTCTTTTATAGAGCCTGTCGTTTTTGCGTCGCTCGTATCTATTACCTCGTTAGCTTTTGAGGCTATCGCGCTGTCTACCACTAAGGCTATATCGAACGGCTCTAAAAGCTTTTCGGCTATCTGTTTTAGGGTTAACCCGTCAAACTGTAAAGGGTACGAAGATAGCGGTACTGTACAGTCTTCTAAGACGCCTGTAAGCGAGTAGCCACTAATAGAAGACAAGGTAGGTTTAGCGTTAGATTGAAAGCCCGAATTTATCTTACGACCCGTTACCAAAAGTTCGCCGTTATGCTCTATTTCTATTTTGCTATATGCGAGGGGTTTAAATAGTCTTCTGTGTGCGGGGTCGTCCGAATTAAAGTCGGCTACGAAACTAAAATTAGAAGCTATAGCATTGTACCGCATAGTAAGCCCCACCCCGTTAAAGAAGCCGAATTTTTCGTTATTTATTTTTAGTATCATACGTAGTAAACGATAGCCGTACCTTTTCTAATTAAGAGGTATTCGTTAAGGCTTAAATTATTGGTTTGTATAAACCGAATTAAATTCGTATCTGCCGCGTCCATACCGTAAAACCTGTGCGTTAAGTTTATCGCGTTACTATCGGCTTCTAAAATTACCGTCCGTTCCTGCTGTGAATTTAGGGCGATATTAAGCAGGTTAGATACCGTTAAATTTACGACCTCTTCTATAGCCTGCATAGCTGCCATATCGGGTATATAGCTTGTTATACTACCCCCGTTTTCCGTCTGTAGTAAGTCCATATTAGCTACGTAGCTTTCGTAGAAGCTCGTTATAATTTCGATAGACTGCAAAGCCTCTAAAACGCTCGCGTAACTGTGCTGCTGTACTACCTCGTTACCCTCTTCGTCTATTACTGTTTCGACTACTGAATTAGTAGCGGCAGTCGTTACTATAGTGCCCGCCTGTAGCGCGTACTGTCCCTTCGCTTCTACACTCATAGAAGCGGGGGTTAGTTGGTTACCTAATCTACTAAACTGCGCGCCTAAAGCTGTGTAACGGTCGGAAATATTCGCTATAAAATCATTTGGAAAACTCGTTAAAAACTGTATGCTTTGCGATACCCCGCGTACAGCAGTGCTAATACCTAAAGCGGGCGACCCTAAAGCGGCCTGCGCGGTAGATATAGTAGAATTTACTTTAGACATAGCGTTAGCATACGCTGCCCCTGCCTGTCCCGCGTACTGTTTGCCCTGCTCATACGCGCCCTGCGCGTTACCTAAAAGCTGCGTTAGCCCGCTTACTGTCGGGGTTTTCGCCGTGTAAGCTGCTGCCGAAGCTTCGTCGGCTACTGTCTTAGCTTCTACGATAGCGTCTACGGGCGATACGGTCGCCGTAGGTCTACCCGCGTCTATAGTTTCCAATAAGACCCCCGTAACCTTTGTTATACCGTGCTTCGTATTGTCAAATTTTAAAGCTGCGGGCTGTACTCTTAATTCGCCGTATAAGGGGTGCGTTAATGTCCACGGTCGCGGGTCGTCTGCCGAAGCCTCGAAAGCTTCTATAGTGTCTAAGTGGTCTTCGCCTTGAAAGTAAAATTCTACAGGGTATTTACGACCCTGCGGGGCTTTCCTTTTAACTAAAGTACCGTCGATACCGTCAAAGTTAAATTCTGCTATATTGTACTCTTTAGACTTCTGCGGGTTAAGGTAGTTAGGCGTATAGCTTTTGCCGTCGCCGCATTTAATCGTAAGTCCTGTTTTTACTTTTTCTACCCAACTCATTTTAAGCTTTGCTTTAATCGTTTTTCGGCGTAAAATAAGAAAGTACTACCTAATTTTTTATAGGCTTCTGTAGCGGCTTTCTGCGCTGTATGTTTTCCTTTTACGTTAATTCTACCGCCCTTATTTATGTAGAAAATATCGGTACGCGTAAATCGTTTTGCGCCGTTCCTGTTAAGGCTATCTACTCGCCAAATTAAACCGCCACGACCGTTTCGCCAATCTTCTACATAACCGCCGACCCCTGCTAATACAGAAGCCTTAATAGCTCGCTGCGCCCAACTTACGCCGCTTTGGTCGGACGTTTTTATAATCTTCGCGCCGCTATGCTTAACTTTTTGCAGTCTGTTTTTAGCTCTTACTTTTCTACCTCTACTACCGCCTACCCTCGCTTTGTCTGTGGGTATGTACGTGCGACCGCCTATACTGCCGCCCGTTTCCTGCTTTTCTAAATTGTCTATAGCGTCCTTACCCTTCGCGCCTTGCATCATACCTACCGTAGCCTGTAGCTTAGATAGTTGGTTACCCTTCGCAAAATCTACGCGGCTAAACCTCTTAAAAAATCTGCTGTCGCGCTCTTCAAAGCTCTGTTTAGCCTGCTGCGGTAACGTTCTTTTTTTAACGTCTAAAGCTGTGTCGTTAAGCGTTCGTCTTACGACGTTAGGCATAGCAGTAGAGCTTAACCCTTCGAGCCTGTTAGTAAACTTAACGAGGTCTGTAGAATTTATGTTAAGCTCTACAGGCATTTCTACTACCTGTAAACTCTAATTTCTACCTGCGCTGTCCACCCGTCAATAGCCGTGCCCGAAAAGTTATTAGTAAACATAATTAAGTTGTCGTTATCGAAGCGCGTTAAAAGTACTTTCGCCGTACCTACAGAGGTAGTACCAATAGCTACGAATACCGCGCCCAAAGGAAACGCCCCTACGAGCGCGCCCGAATAAGCCCCTACCCCTTGACGCGACCAAACTATAGCCCCGCTTAACTCGTTCCTGTATAAATCAAGTTCTACAGGCGCGTTAACGCCCGACTGCTGTAGATGTACGGTATAAACGTCGTAAGGTTTTCCCGCCTTATACAAAGCTTCTAAAACCTGCCACCCGTTTACCTCATTATCGCGCAGACCGTTAGGGGTTAAGCCCGCGTCGCGCATAAGTTTACGAAAAAACTGCTGTACGTCGCCGTTAGTAACAACGTTTACAGGCGTGCCCGAAGGCGCGTTTTTAATATCGCCGCTAGGGTACTCTAAAGTCGGCGGGGTTATCTGTGGAAAATTCTCTATACCAATCATTTTAAACGTAATTTATGAAGATAAAAGCTACTGTATTTGTCGGTTTTAGTTTTAGTATTAACTGCCTAAATTCGGCTTCCCTATTAGCGTCTACGTTAGCGAAGCCGCCGTACGTTTGACCACCAATAAAAAAGGCGTTTCTAAAGTTAGTGCCATAATTAAAAGTCGCGTCTAAGTTAGCGTTTATATGATTAGCTACGACGTTAGTATAAGAAATACCTCCGTACTCGCCCTGTCCGTATTCTAACTGCCCGTACTGCGCGTTACTTACAATGTCCTGCGAGGCGTCGCCGTACTCTACCTGTCCGTATTCGAAGTCGCCGTACTGCCCGACCGTCCCGCCCGCTAAAATGTAGTCCTGCGGCGTTACGCCCGCTAAATTTTCGTGTACGTATACGTCGAAATTAGCGAGCCTTAAACTTCGTTCTATGTATCGCCAATGCTGCCGCGCTTTTATGTCGCTTGGGTGGTTCATCTTACGAACTATAGCAGCCTTACGGTCTACTAAGCTAACCGTAGGGTTTACTATTAGCCCTAAACGTATTTCCCATAAAGTAGCGTCCTGCGTATCGAAGTCGGGGTTATCGGGTAGAATAGAGCTAAGTATAGCCCTGCCGTCTTCGAAGGCTTTACTTTCGGTAATAGCTAACGCCATGTTAACGCGGTCTAAAGTCCCGTTATTAGGCATTTTAAAAGCTCTACCCTTTGGGTATAACTGCTTCGTTAAAGCTCTTATTTCGTCTTCGAAAATCATTAGACGAAAGCTATAGCGTTAATCTTCGGTATGTCGCCTAATAAAAACTGCTGTAAAATCGTAGGCGTGGCGTTAACGTCTAACGCGACGCTCGTAAAATTCGCGCCTGCTACTGCGTCCTGTATAGTGAATATAACGCCGTTTGCCGTAATAGTGTCGTTAGCGTCTGCTAATACGTCTGCGCCTGCTACGAAGGGTCTAATACTTTCTACGTAGGTAGTAAGGGCAGAAGTTATTACCGCCTCTTCTGCGGGCGTGCCTGTAAACCCTGTAATAGTAATATCTACAGGGTTAGGTATGATAGGTAAAACGTTCGGTATAACCTGTACGGGTCTGCGCCCTCGTTCATCTAACGGGCGGCTCGTATCGGGGTCTAATTCTATTACCGCTTCTACGGCTGCTATAATCGTAGCAGTAGGTATACCGCTACCTACTGGCACGCTGTCGGCGTCGGTAGCTTCTACGTATAAGTCTACTTCGTTAGTAAACCCTGTAGTAGCGTACGCGTAAGACTGTCTAACGCCCTGCGCGTCGCCTGCCCATAACCTATAGTCTGACGGCGAGCCGCCCTGCGGTTCTAACCTGTAAGCCTCTATTACCTTCGCCCTGTACTCTTCTATAGTTTCTGCCGCCTGCGGGTCTGTAGTAACCGATGTTACCGTCCCGACGCTATCCAATAGAGCTACGGGCGAAGTAACGGTTAAGGTATCTGCTATAGCTAAGCTCGCGTCTAAGCCTGCTTCTAAAGCCCGTAGCGTTATGCTCTGCGTAGTAGCAGTTAAGGTTACTGCGACGTCTAAAACGAATAGCTTAGACGGGTTTAAAGAAGTGTCGTTAGACTTAAAAGTAGCCTGCGCGGGTATTGTCGCGCCTACACTACCCGTAACGTCTACTGCGTACTCGCCTGCTGTGGCGGCGAACGGGTTACGGTTAAGTTTAACCCTGCCGAACCGTTCCAAAGTACCGCCTAACGCTTCGGGGTCTGCGGTATCTGCAAATATGTTCTTTTGTAAGAAGCCGATAGCTAAATAGAATAGCTTTAGCTTAGCTGCCTGTACTGCGGCTAACGCTACGATAAATACGCGACCCACGGGCGAAGTTTGTACGCCTAATTCGGCTTCTAAGTCGTTTAGAATAGCCGTATATAACTGCTGTGTAGTGGGTATCGTAACCATTTTTTATGCGTCTTTTTTTTCAGCTTCTACTGCTTCTATCGCTTCGGCTACCGCTTCGGCTACTATTTCTGCTACCTTCGCTGTAGCAGCTTCGTTTATCGCGTCTACTATAGCTGTTTTTTCGGTTTTCCTTTTCCTGCACTGCCGATACTCGTAAGCTGATTTATACGCTATACTTAAAAGCAAAGAAAGCACGGTTAATACGAGTATAAAAGGCGGGGCGTAGGCGTCTATTTTTTCTGCCATGTTAAAACCATAATAGCCAACGCTAAGCGATACCCCAACGGTATCGAGTATTATAAGAAGCTTACCCGTAGGGGTCTGCTCTATTTGTATCTGCTGCATAAGTTCGTTAAATTCATTTATCATTTCAGCCCTACCTTTCCTGTTTCCTGTTTCCTGTTAGTTTTTTTAACGATATTTTCGGCTCTAATCTATCGACATAATAACCGATAATCAAAGATACGACTATTAAAACTTCGCTTACCTGCATAGTCGAAGTGTCGGGTACGTATTCTTTAAATATAGATAAATTAAGAATTATAGGCGTAATTACATTAAGCAGGCGTACCGCCGTGTATGTAATAAAGAAGCCCGCTACCATGCTAAAAGCATTTTCGGTTAACCAATACTTCGGGCTAAAATCTGCTTCGTTATTCACGGCGTTAATAAATCTTCTGTACTTTTTAGCGAGGTTACCAAAAAGAGCTAAGAGCATAGAGGCGACCAAAACGACCGCGCCGTTATCGCCTACGAAAATGTCGTAAAAACTTAGACCCGCGAAGGCTGTACTTTGCGCTGTAATTGTGTCCATTTTCTTTTTTAGTTTGCTCGTTCCTCTACTATTACTATACTGTTTTCGAGTAGTGTAACATTATTAGACCTCTGCGCTTGCAGCTTCGGCCAGTTCTCATCATAAAATTCGGCTATCGTATCTAACATCAAATTCAATTTATGCCTTACATACCGTCAATTAGTGGCTTATTCTTACTTCATATTCGCCAGAAACATCAACGTAGTAAAATTTGCCCACTCCAATACCTGTTACGGCTGCGGCATTATCTGCGTAGGCTGGTATGGTAGAGGCATTCACGGTATTAATGTTTGACCACGTAGCCACACCATCAGCATCGCTTGTAAGAACCTTATTCAATCCTTCAGAACCATTCGTTAATTTTAAGTCATTAGCTATTTCTACAGTGTTTTTATCTGCTATAAAAAACGTATTGTCGTCTTCATCGCTTATTCTAAAATTAGCAGAGATTCCTTCACCTAAAGTAAGTTCGAGTCCCTCAGAATTAAATATAAGTTCATTTTGAGGATCACCATTTAATAAGTTGCCAGCTGTTTTTACGCTTAACTCTTCGTTACGAATATCCATACTGACTCCAAACCAACCGCTTGAGCGGTGCATTGAACCCATATATATGGACTCTGCTGCTCCTAGTCCGACAAAGTCACGCTTGCCAACCATTACGTATAGAAGCGTATCAAGATTAGTTCCTTGTTTGTACTCTAGCCTTGCTGTTTTTTCTTTTACGTCTATGGCACCTCCAAGCGAATAATCAACTGTTTTGTTGGTTATTGATAGGGTGTCGTTACTAATTAAAGCAGTCCCTAAAACATCAAGCGTTGCCGATGGCGTGTCCGTTCCGATGCCTACGCTATCTGTAACGGTGACCGGGTTGATGTGTCCGTTGGTTCGCTCAAAGAAACTATCACCATCTGCTCCTGTTGCTCCTGTTGCTCCTGTAGCACCATCTGCTCCTGTTGCTCCTGTTGCTCCTGTAGCACCACCACTACCAACGTCTGCCCACGTAATACCGTCGAAATAAACGAGTACGT